AGCCGTAGAGGCGGAGCTGGCCACGGCCTTCTCCATCTCCTTCGTGTCTGAGATACCGCCTGACTGGTCGCCCACGGCAGCACAGGCACTGGCGCAGCGATACGCGGAGACACGAGGCGCAGCGCTGCTGCGTGTCGATGGCGACGTCAATCTAGTTAACCTCACTCGCTCCCGCGTCAACGAGCTCGTCAGGCACACTATCACCGAAGGCGAGAGCCTCCAGACGCTACGTCGGAACCTTCAGGCCGACTTCGCCTTCTCGCGCTCCAGGGCAGATATGGTCGCGAGGACTGAGACCGCAACGGCCCTCGGGCAGGGAGGGATGGTCGCTGCTAAGGCTCAGGGCAAGGAGGAGAAGCATTGGTACACCCAGGCCGATGATAGGGTCGACCAGGGTGGCTCTGGGCCGTGCGCTGACAACGAGGCTGCGGGCTGGATTCTCATCGATGACTCCTTCCCGTCTGGTGACGACACCATCCCTCAGCACCCGCGCTGCCGGTGTGACGTCGCCTACCGTATCGCGCCGCTCGCCTTCGCTCCCGTCCCAGAAGTGCGCTGCCCGGACTGCAACCGGCTGCTTGGTAAGAACGTTACACAGGCCGACCTCTACTGTCCACGCTGTAAGCAGGACGTGCAGGTGCGGCCGTACCCGAATGAGCATGCCTGTCGACTGCGTGACCCAGGCGACTTCGAGTCGGACTCCTTCCGGCGCACGTCGAGGACGCACGAGGGCAAGAAGTACTTCGTCATCATGGGACGGCTGCAAGGGCAGAGCACGCTGACTGAGCAGGCGTACCGCTACCCTAAGGATACGTGGTCGACGTCGGACGCACGGAAGCACTGCAAGGCCCACGAGGGCCAGCGCTTCGAGCCAGCCTCGGGCACGAGCCGGGGAGAGGAGGGCGGCTGTTGTTGAGCGGGGCTTGACAGGCAGCGCGCCCTCCGATATGCTATCACACAACTGAATAGACAGAGCGCCTAGAGCGCCTTATCTGCGAGGCCATTGAGCCCGCCCACCAGGTCCACCGGAACCTGGGGCGGGCTTTCTTTTGGGGGTGAGATGTTCAAGTCAAAGACCATCCAGCCTGTTACCAAGGTCGTCGACGCGAAGGCCGGGCGCATCTCCGCTGTCGTCTCCGACGAGTCCGAGGACCGCGATGGCGACATCATCCGCGCCGCTGGCTGGCAGCTCGACCATTTCGTCAAGCATCCGGTCCTCCTTGCGTCCCATGACTATCGGCATATCCGCTCGCAGATAGGCGAGTGGGAGTCGATGGACATCAAGGGCAAGCGCCTCGTTGGCACGGCCCGCTACTACATCGGGCAGGGCAACGATGAGGCCGACTGGGCGTTCAAGCTCGCCTCAATGGGCAAGGCTGCCTTCTCGGTTGGCTTCATTCCCCTGGAGTACAAGGAGCGGGGGAACCAGGACGATGACCCCTGGTACCGCTCCTACGAGTTCACCAAGCAGGAACTCCTCGAAGTCTCCCACGTCACCATCCCGTCGAACCGCAACGCGCTTCAACTGCTCGTTGCCCGCGGTACGCGGGTCGATCCAGTGGTCGAAGGCGTTGCCAAGTCGCTGCTCGAAGACGAGACGACATCAGGCGTGGAGGTCGTGGAGCTCGACTTTGACGAGCCAGCGTCTGCGGAGCAAGCAGAAGCTGTCCTACAGGCCGAGACTATCGCCAGGATGGTCGAGGCCAGGGTAGGGCCGCTTATCACTCGGGAGACGCGCTGGCTGCTCGCGGAACTCGTGAAGGCCGTCACTGAGCGGAGGGGACAAGTAGAGCGCCCAGAGTGCCTGGTCCTCACCGACTCCGACGTCGATGCAATTATGAAGGGAGTTGCGGGCGCCTTCAAGTAGGCGCCTCGGAAGGAGCAGACTTTGCCGGACAAGATTACTACCGTAGAGGAACTGGAGGAACTGGAGGACGACCCGAAAGCGAAGGAGGAGCACATTCGGGCCGTCGTCGAGGACGCTTCAAGGAAGGCTACGGCCGACCAGATGGGCATCGAGCTCGCCAAGTTCAAGGACGCGCTCAGCAAGCTCCCTGTTCGGCGCGTGCCGATGATCGAGGGCGCGGCGGAGAAGTCTGCGGCGGTCACCGAGGCCGAGCGCATTCTCTCCTGCGCGCCAGGCATCGAACTCGATGGCAAGTGGCCGAACCTCGGCTCATTCCTGACTGCGGCGCGAGACGCTCAGCTCGGGATGGCCGACCCGAACTTGAAGGCGCTTGGCGAGGCCAGCGGAGCCGCGGGTGGCTTCCTGGTGCCCGAAGAGTTCAGGGCGACGCTCATGCAGCAAGTCCTGGAGGACGCGCTCATTAGGCCGCGGGCATTCACGATGCCCATGACCACCGAGACCATTCGCATCCCGGCCATCCACGATGCCAGTCACGCATCGACAGTGTTCGGTGGCGTGCAGGCATACTGGACGGCGGAGGCTGGCTCCATTACCGCCTCGGAGCCGACCTTCAAGCAGCTCCTGCTGACAGCGCACAAGCTCACCGGGTACACTCAGGCCTCGAACGAGCTCCTGGTGGACTCGGCCATCCCGCTTGAGTCGCTGCTCATGCGGCTGTTCTCGGAGGCCATTCGCTTCTTCGAGGAGGAGGCCTTCGTCAACGGCACCGGTGCAGGCCAGCCTCTCGGTATCCTCAACGCGCCGGCCGGAGTGTCGGTCGCGAAGGAGACTGGGCAGGAAGCTGCGACCATCGTCCTCAAGAACCTGAGCAACATGTTCTCGCGCATGCTGCCGAGGTCACTGAGCCGAGCCATCTGGATTGCTCACATGGACGTCTTCCCGCAACTCGTGGAGTTGGCGGTGCCCGTGGGCACAGGTGGCGGCCCGGTCTGGATTGGCGGTGGGAGCGGTGCTGTGGGCGCCCCTCCGACCACAATCTTCGGGCGCCCGGTGGTCTACACCGAGCACTGCCAGACCCTGGGCACAGTCGGCGACATCTTCTTCGTCGACCTGTCCTACTACGTCATCGGTGACAGGCAGGCTCTCTCGGTCGAGGGGAGCCCGCACGTTCGCTTCCAGAATGACGAGACGGTGTGGCGCTTCGTAGAGCGCCTGGACGGCCGCCCGTGGCTGGAGACCGCGCTGACTCCGCGGTACGGCTCCAACACGCTCAGCCCCATCGTCAAGCTGGCTACGCGAGCATAAGCTAGCGGAGCACTCTGAGGGTAACTGAGGAGGTACAGAATTGGCTAGTACACTAGCGAAGGTCCTCGGCGGGATGATCGACCTCGTCGAGGGATGGGTCATCGTCGACCTGCAAACTGCAGCCAATACCGGCGACTACGTCAGTCTGCGAGATTGGGAGCGGGTGCTCATCACCTTCTTCTCCGCTGTGGGGACTGCGGCTGATGACCCGACGCTCACTATCCAGCAGGCGCAGGACAACGCCGGCACTGGAGTGAAGGCACTCACGTTCGATACCATCTACCGAAAGCAGGCGGCTACCTCGCTTGCGGCGGTCGGTACCTGGACAAAGACCACTCAGACGGCGGCCAACACGTATACCAATGCGACGGCGGCCGAGCAGGACCTCATCTGGGTTGTCGAGTTCCAGGCGTCAGACCTGGACGTGGACAATGGCTTCGACCACGTCAGGGCGACAGTAGCCGACATTGGCGGCAACGCCCAGCTCGGTTATCTGCTCTACATCCTGGCCAACCCGAAGCACGCCCACGCGCCGGAGAACGTGCTGAGCCCGCTCTAGGAGGAGCGCCGTGAGGCCCTGCCCTAGATGCAGGTCTGAGGATTGTGTGGACCCGGGCGGCCCCATCTGCCGCGAGCGGCAGTCTTTGACACGGGGAGTGGAGGCACCGCCGATGGATAAGATGATGCGCCGCCCGGGTCTAGCAAAGCGAAGGAGAACATACCGTGGTCGTGCCAAGCAGGCCACCGGAAGACCGCGTTGATTGCCCTGGGTGTGGGGCGTTCTGGATAAACAGTCCGTCTCCCACTCAGTGCCCTCACTGCGGGCACCTGTTCGAGAAGCCGGCTCGGAGGCCTCGTCGACGTCGAAACGGTGAGGAATCCGAGGCATAGGTAAGGTCATCGAGTCGCCGCGAAAGCGGCGCTCTGAGAAAGGAGCGGCGAGATGACCATGCACTCTAGGTGGGATGGGAATACCCTTCTCTACTACGATAAGCACCGAGAACGCATCGTCGATGCTTTCGGCCCGAACGTCGTAGCGAAGGTCAACCTCATGGACGCTATCGCGACTGAGGACCCCGTTGGGTGGGTCACTACGGTCGTGGAGGCTGGTGCGGGCACGACTGAGCTCAGCGGCTCGGCTACCGCTGGTATCATCGGTCGCATCACGAACGCCGCCAACGAGAACGACGGAGGCAACTACCAGGCACCTGGACAGGCGTTCAAGTGTGTCGCTGGGCAGAAGTGGTACTTCGGCGGGAAGTTTACGCCCAGTGATGCTACCGAGAGCGACCTGTTCTTCGGCCTGGCTGTCACCGACACCACGCTGCTCGGTGGTATCACTGATGGCGTCTACTTCGAGTGTGTCGACGGGGGCACTGGCATCAGCGTCGTCACGGAGAAGGACTCCACTGAAACCCAGACCGACAGCATGGGGACGCTCGCCGACACTAC